AATTGGGAACAATGGCGTATTATTGCCATTTCCACGGTTAGCCCGTTATTTGGGTATGTAACCCCGACAAAGGGGTTTGTTTATGCGTTAGTAGTAATGTTTGCGTTCAATATTTGGGCGGGAATGAGGGCGGACGGCGTGGCGATTGTGCGATGCAAAAACTTTTCGTTCCGTAAGTTTAAAAACGCATTGTGCGAATTTCTGTTGTATCTGTTTATCGTGGAGGCGATTTTTGTAATAATGAAAAATTGCGGCGATGAAAATGCGGCGGTTATCGTGGTAAAATCACTAACATACGTGTTTATGTATGTGTATTTGCAAAATGCGTTCCGCAATCTGATTATTGCGTACCCCCGGAATTTGGCATTACGTATTATTTACCATGTTATCCGTTTGGAGTTTACAAGGGTTTTGCCGTCGCATTTGCAACCGATAATTGACAGATTGGAAAAAGAATTTGGGGACGACCCCGACAAAAACAATAAAAAGAAAGGAGAAAAATAAAATGAGTAAAGTTATTATTTTAGACAACGGACACGGAAAAGAAACAGCCGGAAAACGTTCCCCCATTTGGGGGGACGGTTCCCAATTGTTTGAATGGGAGTTTAACCGTGACATTGTACGCCGTATTGCGGCGATGTTAAAAGCCGATGGCGTAAAGTTTGAAATTTTGGTACCGGAGGAAACCGACGTATCATTGCCGGAACGTTGCCGACGTGCAAACGTTATCCATGCAGATTGCGGCAACAACGCCGTTTTGTTTAGCGTTCACGGGAACGCCGGAGGCGGCACCGGGTGGGAATGTTATACAAGCGTAGGACAAACGAAAGCGGATGCAATCGCAACCGTTCTTTGTAAGGAGGCGGAAAAAGAGTTTGCCCCGGATGGTTGGAAAATGCGTTTTGATTATGTGGACGGCGACCCGGACAAAGAAAGCCAATTTTATATTCTGAAACATACTGTTTGCCCGGCGGTATTATCTGAAAATTTCTTTTTTGATAATGAAAAGGATTGCCGTTTTATGATGAGCGACGACGGAAAAGAAAGGATTGCAAAGGTACATTTTGAAGCAATAAAGAAAATTGTATGAAAAAGTATTTGATTTGGGCGGCAATTGCGATGGTAGTTGCCGCCGTTGCAACAATATGGGTGCAACGAACGAAAATTGAAAAATTGACGGACGAACGGAACAGATACCGGGGAAATACAGAAACATTGTTGCAGGACGTCGAAACGTACAAAACAAAGGATAGTTTGAACTCCGCCAAAGTTGGAGTTTTGGAACTGAAATTGTCAGAGTTTGAAAAATACCGGGCGAGCGATGCGGAGTTGATAAAGACGTTGCAGACAAAGAACCGGGATTTGGAACGGGTTACAACAACCCAAATGGAAACAATCAACGAATTGCGGGCAACCGTCCGGGATAGTATTGTATATTTGCCCGGCGATACGGTTACGACTGTATTACGTTGTATTGAGTATTCCGACAAATGGGTTGATTTTGACGGATGTATTAAAAATAATACGTTTTCGGGCAAAATTATAACACGGGATAGCCTTTTAATAACGGAAACTGTGCAATATAAGCGTTGGTTAGGTTTTTTATGGAAAACAAAACGGATAAAAAACCGTGAATTTGATATTGTTTCAAAAAATCCACATACAAAAATTACCGGGTTTGAGGTTATAACAATCGAAAAATAACTATCTTTGTATCGAATTACATTTGACCATATAATTAAAGATTTTTTTCAAGGATTAGCCGGGTTTCCCCCGGCTTTTTTCGTTTTGCCCATTTTTAGCCCCGTAGCGGGCTTTTCTTTCCAGGATGGATAAATTACACATTTCGCCCGAAAAAGTGGCTTAAATCGAAAATTCGACCAAAATAACTATCTTTTGAACCAAAAACAGAATTTTTTTGCCATTTTCCGATAAAATAAAAAGAAATTCTTTTGGTAATTAAAATAAAGGTTGTATATTTGCATTGTCAAACAACAACGACGGGGCGTTTACCCCGAACAATTAAAAGAAAATCAAAATGGCAACAACAATTTACAACGGTTTATTATACACAACAAAAGAAATTAATCGCAATTTCCGCATTAAAATCAACGGTATTGTTGACGGTAAAAAGGTTAACAAGTTGGTAGGCGTTAAAGGATTGATTGAATTGATTGGCGTTGAAATGGCTAATAAGATGTTGTGCCGTGCATTTAATGGCACCGATGATAAAACCGTTTGCAAATTGCGCAGAGGAATAAAGATAAGTTTCTATGTTAAATAATATCCGACCGGGCGGGTTCACGGAACCAAATACAAATTCGTATAAGTTCAGAAAAAAGAAACAAGTTAAGCGAGATTTTCAAATTGGCGTGGCAGTTCGTAAAACGCAATGGTTATAAACTTTCAGAGGCTTTAAAATGTGCATGGTTGAACATTAAGTTGAAAGCCGAAATGAAAAAACGAATTGTAAAATTCTACTTTCAGAAAATAGACGGTTCATTGCGTGAGGCATACGGAACCACAAACCCGGAAACAATCCCGGCAACAACCGGAACCCGGAAACCCGCCGACACGGTACAAACGTATTTCGATACAGAAAAGCAAGAATACAGATGTTTCAAAAAAGCTAATTTAATTCGTATTGCATAATCAACGCCGGGGATTTCCCCGGCAAAAAAACAAATGATATGAAAACAATAAACAACGTTGATGATTTAAGCGACGATTTGTGTTTATATTGTCCTTTGGATGATGGCGAAAAAGGAACCCACGGCGTCCCAAATGGATATATAAGTTGTGAGGGGCGTTGTTGCCAAGAAGCGTATGAAATGTATATTGAGGAATGGACGGAATAACAAATTGTATGGAAAGTATAATAATAAAAGAAATTGAAATGATGTTGGAATTACCTATGCACGAAAGACAAAAAGCGTATTTTGTAGACTTGTTTAATGCTGCAAAGCCCGTTAAAATTGTTCCGGCGGCTGATGTATTGGAGGATTACGAATTGGAATATATACAGCATGTAATTAAGCCGCGGCCTAAACAATGTTATCGAAATTCCCATTTACTTTGCGAGGCGTTCCCGGAACGGATTCTTTATTGTGAGGGAAAAACAAACGTCCCAATACCGATTGACCATGCGTTTAACAAGGTCGGCGACGCATATATTGACATAACATTTGAATTTGCGTTGCATGAAAACCCGTCAATATATGAGTACGTAACATTTGGCGAGTACGACGCAAAGACCATACGAAAAGCAGTATTGGAAACCGGATATTACGGCGAAATTTACAAATGGTTGTATTATCAGAGTAAGAAATAAAAAGACCCCCGGCGTCATAAATCAATATGCACCGGGGGAATTTTACGCAGTAACCGAGAGCGATATTTGGTTGATGCGGTACCACAAAAATATATTGTTTGCCGTAAATTGCAAAACAACCCGCAAAAATAAATTTGAAATAAAAGTATTTATCTTTGGTAATTAAAGAAATATTTGTACCTTTGCATTGAAGTTAAGCCCACGCACGGGGATAGTGCGAAATAATATGAATATCAGAAAAGACAAAGAATTGAACATTTTGGCGAAAGCAGCCGGAAAGAAAGCAACAGAAGTTGAAACAATCATTGTAAATCAATTAATCCAAAAGGAAATGATACAAGACGACCCGAAATTTTGGGGATGCACTTTGTTTGATAGTATCGAACGTGACGTTCCGGTTTCTGATGTTGTCGGCATTATCAAAGCAACCGGAATTTCGGTTGTACGTTCCGAACATTTGGACGCATTTCTGAATTTGGTATTGGTCGGAAAAGGAGATTGCCCGGTATGTGGCGGAGAAATGGAAGTTACCGACGCCGATTATAAATGTTGCGGTGGCGATGGGTATTTAACCCCGTATGAATACGAACCGATATTTGAGGGAAAAACCTGCAAACATTGCGGACACGTAGAATAATAACCATAAAAATAAAACAATATGAAATTGAGAGTAAATGAAGCAATCGCCCGTTCCGAGGCGAACGGAAAAAAGGTATTGAAAAAGGATATTGCAGCCCGTTTATTTGAGGGTGCAAGCGAAAGCGCACAGCAGGTAAATATGACAAATCTTTGCAACGGGACAACCAAAAGGATTGTCCCGGAATGGGTAGTAATAATTTGCGAAATGTGCGGTTGTTCCGCCGATTATCTGTTTGGAATGGAGGATTAAAACCATGAAAAAGAAGTTTATCGAAAAAATGGAAAAGATGGTTGATGTTTTCTTTTCCGATGCGTGGCAAGCAAAGGTTTTCGCAATGATATTTAGCATTTTCGGAGTAATATGTTTTATTGCCGGATTTTGGAATTATATCCATTTTTTGTTTTCTGCAATGTGTGGATTAATGGTTTATGTATTGTTTAACGAATTAAAGAGCAAATAACATGAGAGCGAAAAAGAAACAGCCGGAAAACCCGGAAAAAAGTATTGCAAACACAAAGGGTAACGCAGTAAATGCGGTTAAGAAGTTGGCGGAAGCAATGGGACAATTGCCCGCCGATAAATTCCCGGAAATAAACGATGAACAACAGATTGTCCCCGGATTGGATGCCGTCGAAATAGAACAGCCCGCCGGGGCTTTTGAAATTGTGCCGGGCATGACGGTTGAGGAAATGACGGCAATGTTCTTTGATGGCGCATTAATCGAACCGCCGTATAAAGTATGGCAGCTAAACAGCAAAGGACACCGATATTATTACAAGTTTGACGACAACGGAACCCCGGAATTTTATCCGTCAGTTACAACCATATTATCGCAGACAATGCCAAAATCGGAATTTCTGATTAAATGGATTGCCGACAAAGGTATTGACGAGGCGGAACGATACAAAGCAGAACGGGCGGCGTATGGTACATTTATGCACGCCCAATTTGAGGAACTTATAATTAACCGGGTTTATGATTTGGACGGATTGAAAGCCAAATTGAAAGATTATATTGATAACAACAAATTGCCCGCCGATTTCATTTATTACGCTGATGATTTCAAAAAGGATATATTAGCATTTGCGCAATTTGTTTTGGATTATGACGTTAAACCGTTAGCCGTGGAAATTGCGTTGGTACACCCCGTTCATAATTACGCCGGAATGATTGATTTACCGTGTACGATGTTATCAAAGCCCGGTTCAAAAGAATACATAAACGCAATTGTGGATTTCAAAAGCGGGCGCAAAGGATTTTACGAAGAAGCGGAAATTCAGTTGCATTTATATGCGATGATGTGGAACGAAAATTTCCCGGATATTCCGATTGACCGTGTTTTCAATTTCAGCCCGAAAGATTGGCGAAAGAAACCGACGTACAATTTGAAAGACCAAACCGACAGCCCGAACGCAAAGAAAATCCCGTATCTTTTGGAGTTGGCAGCAATTGAGGACGAAAAACGGGATAATACATTTACGGCGGTTTCCGGGGAAATATCATTGGATAACGAACCGGATTTGACAAACAATATTGTTTCGCTGACGTTGGCGGAACTTGTTAAAAGCAAAGCCCCGGCGGAAAAGAAAAAACCGGAACCGGAAAAAGCCGTTACCGTTGAGGATTTGAAGAAAGACCCGGAACCCGAACCACAGCCGGAACAGAATGTTATCAGTTGCGAAAAGTTTATTGATTTGATAAACAACGACGACGACAATTATTCATTATTCCAAACAACAGATATTGGGAACACATACGGCGTAAAATTGGTTGACGATGGCTTTAATTTAGACCAATACGGATGGTACAGCATAGCAACCAATATTTATAAATGTTCTGACGGGTTTGTTAAAGTGACCGGAGTGTTTCAAAGTTTTTCAGAAATGCAGGGTTGGTCGGATATAGACGTACATTCAGAGGCGGAAAAATTGCAGGGAAAAGAATTGCAAGCGTTTGAATTGAGAATGAAAGCGTATGAAATAGAAAATGCCACGGAACAACAGCTGGAACCCGAACCACAACCGGAACCGGAGGAAAAGAAAACCAAGACCGTAAAGAGAACCACACGAAAAACGGCAAAAACGGCGGGAAACAAGCCCGTCAAGGAAAAGAAAACCGCAAAACGTACAATTACACCAAAAAAAGAAAAAGTGGCTAAAATCGAAGAAAAACAGCCTAAAAAGCCGGAACCCGTGACAAAGAAAGATTTGTTGAATACTGAAATTGATATATAAAAGCAAGGGGCGGAAAGCCCGCCCCCGTATCTTTTTCGCCAACATGGGCGATAAGATGATGCAAAAGTGAAAAATAATTTATATATTTGCAATGGGGATAGGTCGGAGTAGCTACCGACCGAAAGGGTAAGCCAACAGCCCGTCCCCTTTTCTAATTTGTTGGCAGTTCTTAAAAGTTGGCAATTATGGAAAATGAAATTTGGAAAGACATTTCCGGATATGATGGGTATTATCAAGTTAGTAGCTATGGTAATGTAAGGTCATTAGAAAGACCTTATACAATTTGTTCAAAAACTATTATATCAACAAAAAGCAAAATATTAAAACAAGGAATAGTAAAGGGATATTATAACGTTGAATTAAATGTTAACGGAGTTGCAAAAAAATTTTTTGTACATAGACTTGTGGCATTAGCATTTATTCCTAACATTAATAATTTGCCTTGCATTAATCATAAAGATGAAAATCCATTAAATAATAGAATGGAAAATCTTGAATGGTGTACTATTGAATACAATTTGAAATATGGGACAAGGCAAGAACGAATTTCCAAAAATAGAAAAAGGAAGGTTTTACAATATTCCTCTGAAGGGGAATATATTGCAGAGTACGATGGGGCAATAGACGCTGAAAATGCTACTGGAATAAAAAGGCAAAATATAAGTAAAGTAATATTAGGAAAAAGACACACAGCCGGAGGATATATTTGGAAGAAAGGAGGCTCAAAATGAAAGGTAGAATAATGCGTAATGAACCAATAAATAGAATATCATTACCTATAATTGGGAAAATAAAAGTTGGCATAAAAGATGAAAAGGGATTGCCTAAAAGTATAGATTATTTTGTAAGCACCGGGAAATATGCAGGATTATTTAAGAAAGCATACGGAGAGAAGCCGCAAACAATACAAATAGTATTTGCCTATGATGAACCGGAAAAGTCATGCCGGGAAGAATATCAATATAGGGACGATGCGGGTAAATTGGTTGCATACGGCGACGGGGAAACGTTCTTTGTATGGAACGGAAAACAATATGCACAATACAGTACAAAAGATTATCCCGATTTAATGGCAGGCGTTGCGAAAAAACACCCAAACCGGGCTGTTAAGAATGGCGGCGACGGATGGATTGTAACGTTAACCGTAACTTTTATTGTTCCGTTGGTTCGTGGCGTTGGCGGGGTATGGCAATTCACGACAAAGGGAACAGCGTCAACAATACCCAATATCCGTGATACATTCGACGCAATATTGCAAGAAAAGGGATTTGTAAAAGGAATTATCTTTGATATGAATGTACAATTTGCAGTTTCTCAAAAGCCTGGTGACCGTTCCCGTTATCCGGTTGTTACGATTGTTCCAAACGAAAGTGAGGGAAATTTGTTTGCGGTAAAAGAAGCATTTAAACCAATAAAATTGATAGAAGAATGAAGAAAATTATTTTGTTTTTAGTGATATCAGTAATGTGTGTAAGCGTGTATGCCCAAACTGTAGTAGAGGTTGAAACGTTGAAAGTAACAGACCTTGGGAACCAAAAATTGTGCGCTGCAAAGGTGAATGGGTGTATAGACCATTATTACATTATGCTTAAAACTAGTAATAGATATCAAAAGTATATTACTGTTTACCTTGGGGATAAGGAGGAAGCTATAAGGTTACTCCGGTTTTTGTATGACTTAAATTCTAAGGGTGGAACCTATATACATCTGGAAAATAGGACTAACAACGTAGTTTCATGGAATAGATTAGGCTATTATACAGTATTCTCTGAGGGGAGGGCATTAAAAGGACATATAAGAAAGCAAAATATTAAGGGCTTTATCGCAGAATTAACCAATAATGTTTGATAATTCAAAAAAAACATCTATTTTTGCAGCATAAACAAACGACTACCACCGTTTGCAAGATATTTGCTAATATTAGCACAAAGCCCGTTTCCCGGTGTGTGGTAGCCCGGATTACGGGCTTTTTCATTCTATGAACGAAAGAAGTTATTTAATTTTAGATTTAGTACGTTCAAGGGTTTTAGATTTAAACCCAACGGAAAGCATTTTAGCGTCATGTTTCTTTGGTTTGTTGGCGCAAAATCCAATACAATACGCCGGGAAACCGTATTACATGGCAGACTATAAAAACGTATCTGTTTATTGCCCAATTTTGCCAAATAAGGTTGATACGTTAAGGCGGCTTTATAAGAATTTGGAAAATTTGGGATTGATTCAAATAATAAAGATTGACAACCACGTTTGTTTTACCCCGTCGCAAATGTTAAGAGATTGGGGAACCGTTTACAAATCCGTTGAAGCGGGAAAAAATCCCGTTGAAGCGGAAAAAAATCCCGTTGAAGCGGAAAAAAATCCCGTTGAAGCGGGAAAAAATCCCGTTGAAGCGGAAAAAAATCCCGTTGAAGCGGAAAAAAATCCGCCATATATAAATAATATAAATAATAATATAAATAATAATATAAATAACACTATAAAGAAAGATGCTAAAGCATCTAAAGAAAATCCGTCCGGATTTTCACAAGCCGATTTTTTCAACGAAGAAAAAACAGTTAAAGCAAGTATTGTTTATGGGTTTACCCCGGAATTGTTGGACGTCAGAAAACAAGTAATTGATAAAGTTGATAATTACTTTGCAAAACTTGTATTCCCATTTGATAGCGATGAATTTAAACGGAACTTTTATATTTTGATGTGTCAACCGAAATGGAGAACGTCGCAAAAGAGTTTTTCAGCGATACAAGCAAACTTAAATGGTTTGAGTAAATACCCGGAAGAATTTGCGCTGATTCTGATAAAAGAAAGCATTTCAAAAGGTTGGGCGGCGTTAGAATATGATTCAACCCCCGAAAAATACGAAAAATGGGAAAAAATGAAACGTTCCGTAAAGACAGAGCAGCAAAGCAGCAAAGAAATTGCGGATATGATGAAGTATTTAAACAATGATTTTGATTGATATGGGAGCTATTGAAAAAAAAGAAAATACGGCTTTAGAAATATATAATACCAAGCCCGGAACAAAAGCCATTGAAGTACGCCGTAGAATGATGCAATTGCCGGAGGTTGCCAAAGCATTAAACCCAGTTGAAAAATATGTTTTCGCAGCGTCAACAAAAACACCAATTGCGGAAATTGACGATGCAAAATTAGTTGAAAATCTTTCGTTGTTGTTTAAGCGTATAGCAATGGACGTTGGTTATATAATATCACAGAATGAAAATGATTGGAATTATATACAATCCCGGTTGTTGGATATTCTGAAACGTTATCACTCTGATATGACGTTGGCGGATATTAAGATAGCTTTTGAGTTGGCGACGACCGGGGAATTAGACGAATTTTTGCCGAAAGATAAACACGGGAACCCGGATAAAAATCATTATCAGCAATTCAATGCGGATTATCTTTCAAAGATATTGAACGCATACAAGCGAAAACAGAACGTCGTAATTGACAAAGCGTTTAAAGTATTGCCGGAACCAAAAGGCGAAATGACGCCGCAGCAAATACGGCAATTTGAGATACAAAGACAATGGCGGAACCGTTATATTTTCCTTTGCTACAAATACACCGGGAAATTAATATTGGGGCTAACTGATGATATGTTTTTGTATGAATGGTTGCAAAAATGCGGGTTAGCTGATGATGTACAAGTTAAAGAGGACGACCGCAAAGAAGCGTTTGCCCGGTATATGCAGCGTGTAGCCCATGGAATGATAAACCAATATACAGCGTTTCAAGTTCGCCGAAAAGGAACCGAAAGCCCGGAAATTGATTTTACGGCGTTTGAGGTTGCCCGGAAAAAGGAGATTATAAAAGCATTTGACCGGATGATTTCCGAGGAAATGCAAGTTGATAACTACATGAAGTTTTAAATATGAAACTATTTATTGTTTGCTTTATAATTGGCGTAATAGGTTATTTTACAAAAGCGGGAGGATATAAAGATGAAAATTGAAAAATGTGGAAACATAACATTAATAAACGGGGATTGCATGGAGTTTATGCAATCCCAAAATGATAAATCTTTTGATTTGGCAATTGTTGACCCGCCATACGGTATTAATAGAAGTGGGCAAAGAGAAACATTTCCTAAGAATATAAAGCACAAAAGAAAATTCATTGAAGATAAAGGATGGGACAAAAAAAATTCCCGGAAAAGATTATTTTGATAATTTATTTCGTGTATCAGAAAATCAAGTAGTTTTTGGAGGAAATTATTTTGTTCAATATTTAAAGCCTACAATGGGATGGATATTTTGGGATAAAGGACAAAATTTAACAATGAGCGATGGGGAATTGGCATATACTTCTTTTGATAGGGCATTACGTCGAATTATTATTAATAGAGTTGAGTTACTTAAACAAAAGACGTTCCATCCAACAGAAAAACCAATAAAATTATATGAATGGGTTTTATTGCATTATGCGCAACCCGGACAAAAAATATTGGATACACACGGCGGAAGTATGAGCCATGCAATAGCCGCACATAAATTGGGCTTTGATTTAACTATAATTGAAAAAGACCCGGTTTATTATGAACAAGCAAAGAAAAGATTAATTGAGTTTCAAAGACAGCAAGTTTTATTTTAATTATGAAAATTGATTGTATAGTAGGAATTGACCCCGGAACAAGTAACGGCGGTATTGTAACATGGCGACCAAACCAAAATATCAAAGCAATAAAAATGCCAAAGGATTTAACAGAATTGCGTAATTATTTGGAGTATCTGAAAAGCATTTGTTCGCCGATCATTTTTCTGGAAAAATTGAGCGTGCGCCCGGATGATGTAACGCTTGGTGCCGATGGCGTAAATATGGGTAAATTGTACCGCATACAAAAAATGCTTGCAAACTTTGAGCAATTGAAAGCCATTATAACCGTCGCCGAAATACCGTTTGTTCTAATAGCCCCTATTTCGTGGCAGCAAAAACTAAGGATAAGAATAAAAAATGAAGATAAAAAAGACAGAAAAAAAAGATATAAAGATATAGCACAATCACTATATCCAGAGATAAAACAAACTATGTATTCATGCGATGCAACTTTGATAATGCACTTTGGGCGTTATATGTTAGCTAACAATATGGATTGGATAAAAAGTAATTTACCGAATTATTTACATAATAGATTATGGGATTAGAATTTGAAGAATATAAAGAAATATTTCCATCGTATTACATATCAAATTTTGGGAATATAAAGCATGATAATAACTTTCTAAAAAAATGTATCCATTCTAATGGATATGAACAGGTTAATATACGTATCGGTAATAAATATGTTACAAAATTAATACATAGATTAGTTGCTGCGGCTTTCATTCCGAACCCGGACAACAAACCATGTGTTGACCATATCGACGGCAATAAGAGGAATAATTATGTTTCAAATTTGCGTTGGGTTACACCAGTAGAAAACGCGAATAATATTATCACAAAAAAGAGAAGTATAGAAAACAGAAAATCACATAATGAAAAAAAAATAGTTGCAATAAGTGGCGAAATTAATGTGTATTTTAATTCAATAATAGAGGCATCTATTATATTGGGGGTCGATAGAACTAGTATTTCAAAATGCCTAAAAGGTCAAAGGGGGAAAGCTGGTGGATATGTTTTTAAATATCAGGAAATGGTTACATATACTGATTTTATAAATGCTATAAAACAGATGAGGCATAGCCAAAGACGTTACAAACGGAACCCAACCCCGGAGAAATTGGCAACGTTAGAAAGTTGGGAACGCAAAGTTGATGCAATTGTTGCTAAAATAACAGATAAACAAATGAGGCTGTTTTGATTTATGCCCGGAATGTATAACGTTCCGGGTTTATTGTTTTTTTTTTGAAAATAAAAAGAAAAAATTTTGGTAGTTAAAATGTTATGCGTATATTTGCAGTGTCAAACAACGAAAGACCCCACAGTCTAACCAAAATGCAAAAAGACTGTTGAAAGATTAAGTTCGTAAGAGTAGAAAGTAAGCAACGGTATCTACAAAGGGTTAAATGATGGTTCGGTAACCGATTAAATGAAGTGATAAAGCCAAAATCTTTCAGAGTACGACAAACACCGACCGGGCGGGTTCCCGGATAAATTATAAAACTATGAAGTTATTAGAGATTCACAAAAACGGTATTAATGCGCATAATAATGAAGTTTCATTTTATGGCATAGATTTTCAAACAAAAACATTGATGTTTGATGAAATAGAAAACGTTGAATGTGCAATAGAAATTGCAAAAGAGTTAGGATATAAGATTTCTGAAATACAAATGGTGTTTTGATATGTTTATAGATGAAGTAGGAGCAACCCGGCACGCAATAAGCGACAAAGAGTTGAACGAATTATACAAGCGTTTGGAAAATTTCATTGCTGATTGCACGGTTGAGGAAGCGAAAGAAAGCCGGGACGCATTTGTTAAGGTGCAACAATGATATACCAAAGAATGAGAGAAACAAAAAAAATAATATTAACCGCCGAAAGGCACAAACCGAGAGCATTATGATAGTAAAGAAATTAGAATTGGTAAATTTCCAAGTAATTAAAGAGTTTAACGCAGATTTTGACGGTAATGTTTATTTCATTACCGGGGATAATGAGTTGGGAAAATCAACGGTATTAAAAGCAATTGGGGCTTTGTTGACCGGGAACCGTGACGCCGTATTGAAGAATGGAGAAAGCAAAGGTTTTGCAAAAATGATTGTCGGCGACGACGGCGAGGAATACGAGGTTGAATTGAAATTCACGAAAGCAAACCCACGTGGCACGTTATCAATTAAATCAAAGACAACCGGAATGAAAAGTGATAACGTTTCTATGTTACAAAAGATTTTCGGTTATACAGATTTTGACGCCGTGGAATTTTCCCGTTGGTCGGAAACCGCCGAGGGACGCAGAAAGCAAATTGAGGTTGTAAAGTCTTTGTTGCCGGAAGAAGTAAGAACAAGGATTGCCGAAATTGATACAACCGTTGCCGGGCTTAAAACAGAACGTACCGGAGTAAACCGAGATTTGAAAACCTACAAATCAATATCAGATGCAGCCGGGCAGGGATTGACAACGCAGGATTTGAAAACGTATGCCAAACCCAAGGACATTACGGAACTGATGAAAGAACAGCAGGAAAACGCAAAGTTGGTTGAGAGAGCAAAGGGCGTGTGTTTACGTATGGAAGAAAGAAAGGGGAGATTGGCAGAGATTCCGGGACGTTTGGCAGCCGCCAAAGATTCATACAATAAAGCAATTGAGGCGGCAAAGAAAGCAATGGAAGAAGCCGAAAAGACGTATAAACAAACCGTTTCCGTCGTTGAAGAAGAAAAGAAAGATTATGAGGAAAAAATAGCAAGTGCCGAAAAATGGTTAACAGATTATGAGGCTTTGAACCCGAATAATTTCGATACAGAAAAACAATTGAAAGAAGCCGAGGAACACAACAAAAAGGCTGCAAAGGTTGCCGATTATCTTTCAAAGAAAAAACAAGCAGACGACAAAAAAGCAGAAGCGGAAAAGATGGATTCAGAAATTGCGAAATTATCCGCCGAGCGTGAAAAACTTATTTCGTCGGCGAAATTGCCGATTTCCGGGCTTTCGTTTAGTGATGATGGGTTAGTATTAAATGACGTCCCATTTGTCGCCGGAAAGGTTTCAGATTCGCAGATAATGGAGGTTGCCGCAAAACTGATTATAGCAAGTAACCCAACGGTTAAGGTATTCAGAATTGCGAGGGGCGAAAGTTTGGGACAAAAGAGATTGCAGGCAATTTTGGATTTGGCAAAAAAAGAGGGATTCCAAGGTTTTATTGAAAGTGTTGTAAGGGGACAGCAGGATTTAATTATTGAGGAATACACAGAAAACGAGTAATTAACCGGGGCGTCGGTTTCCCGGCGTCCCTTAAACAAAACAATATGGAAGTTAAAGAAATGACAATTTCGGACGTTTTGAAAACACCCGCTTTTTATAATAATCTGAAAGTGGTTATTTCCGATTTGGAAAACACACGGAGAAAAGCAGGAATAAGCGCAAACGCCCCATTGAAACGGCACCCGATAGACCGATTGCAGGAAAAAGGAGTGTTTGAACCGGGACAAATGACCGTTCTTTATGCGTCGGCGATGGATAAAAAATTGCAGGGGTATTCAAGCAGCGAAAGAACGTTTATTTTGAATGTAGGCGGAGAGGCTTTTAATAAGACCATGAAACAATTTGTTGACCGGGAAAAGAAAGAAAATGAAACAGAGTGTAAATGATTTGAAACCGGGAATGATGATGTTGGTTATTAAAAATGATAATGGAACATTTTCCCCGGTTTACATGGACGAATTTCAAAGCGATTTTTTAGATAAATGTTTGGCGTCATTGAGAAAAGAAAAACCGCTTATAAAAGGAACTAAAACGGAGTTGTATGTAAAACAATTGGACGATGAAAAAAAGAGAGATAACAGCAACGGGAATGATTAATAATAACGGCGGTTTACAAATGTACATGGGGGAATTAAATCAATTCTTTGCAATGCACAAAGGTAGCCGCATAATCGCCCGTTTTATTGTAGCGTCGCCCGGTTCGTCAGAGGCTTTGAAAGGTTATTATTTCAATTACGTTGTACCAACATTCAGAACCGGAATTTGGGAGGCGGGCGAACGTCTGACAGAGGAACAAACCGAACGCCGATTGCGTGAGTTGTCCCCGGTTATGTATGAGCAAACCCCGGATATTAACACCGGGAAATATGAAACCAGATTGCGGACAATTGCAGAGTTGAGCAATGCTGAATTAATAGAACATATCGAATTTTTAAAACAACTTGCAAGTGAAGAATATTGTTTGTATATTGCAGACCCAAATGAAACTTGATTATGGAAAATGAAATATGGAAAGAAATACCCGGATATGAAGGGTTGTATGAAGTTAGTAATTACGGGCAAATTAGGTCTATTAAAAGATTAGAAAAATGCGGTAATAAAACAAGAATACGAAAAGAACGTATTTTGAAACAATCATTAAGGCGTGGTTATTTGTTTGTATCATTATGTAAAAATGGGGAAAAAGAAAATGTTGTAATACATAGAATTGTAGCATTATTATTTATTCATAACCCAAATAATATGCCGGAAGTAGACCATATTGATGGTAATAAAATTAATAATAAAGTCAGTAATTTACGATGGGTAACAGCAAAACAAAATAGCAATAATTTAAAAGCCCCCAATACGTATATTGGTAAAAAACTAAATAAAGGAGGCAAGGCAGTTTTGCAATTTGATTTATCTGGTAACTTTATAAAAGAATGGGTTACAGCAATGGAAGTTGAAAGAAGTTTAGGTTTTAGACGTAGTTCTATAAGTAATTGTTGTAATGGCGTTTTGAAAACAGCATTTGGTTTTAAATGGAAATATAAATGATATGTTTTGCAAGTGTAACCAACCCCGTAAATGTTACCCGTTGAAAGATTGGCGGGTTATCCGGTACCAATATACGCCGCACGGATATAGCCGGGTTAAATGTTTGAAATGCGGTTGCGTGTGGATTACACGGGCAAAATATGTTGAACAAACCCCCAACAAGGATGGGCAAAAAAGACTTTTTTAGTATGGAATTAAACGATAAATCCCCGATGCCGCAAGGCAAATTTAAAGGGCAACCGATGGGAAACGTACCGTATTGGCATTTGCTTTGGTTGGATGGAAAACCGTTTTGTAACCGGGACGTCCAAAAGTATATAGACGAAAACCGGGACGTTTTGGAGTTGGAGAAAAAGCGGGATAAATACTGCAATGATAGCGAAAACAGTAATTAATGATTTAATATTTAAGGTTATGCAAAAATTTGATTTGAAAGATATTTTGACGTTCGATTGTGAAACAACCGGGTTGCCCCCAAAGGGCGCAAAATGGGACGTTGATTTTGCGGAATTTCCAAATATTGTGCAATTGGCATGGGCGGTAAACGAAAAGGAACGTTCCTACATTATTAAGCCGGAGGGATGGGAAATACCGGAAGCGTCAACAGAAGTTCACGGAATTACAGCAGAGAGAGCAAACGCCGAGGGCGTCCCATTTGCTGACATTATAGACGAATTTTTGGAGGATTGCGAAAAAGCCCGTTTGTTGGTAGGGCACAACATTTACTTTGATACGTCAATTGTAAAAGCAATGATATTGCGCATTATGGGTCGTGAATATTACGACGCAAAAGCGGAGGACGCATTGTTTAAGGGCAAACGAATTGATACGATGATGAAAACAATTAAATTTGTTGGCGCATTGTATGCAGACGGACGTCCGGGCAAATATCCGAAATTGGAGGAACTTTACAACAAGTGTTTCCCCGGCGAAACATTCCCGGCGCATGATGCGTTGGAGGACGTGAAAGCCTGCAAACGTTGTATTCCGGTTTTGGTGGAAAATGGTATTATAGAACTGAAACCAAAAGAATATCCGGCGGAACAATTGAAGTTTAACCCGGAACCGGAACCCGCAAAGACCAAAAAGGTAAAAAGGGAAGTTTTAGTTCACGACCCAAAACCGAGATTGGCACCGGATGCAGAGCCGGAAAACAAGGTTGCAAAATTGTTAAATGAAACAGACTTTTAAATTATGAACGAAAAAAAAATGTGCATTGATTGCGTGGATTATCCGGTATGTTGTTTATCCGGTCGTTGCGCTGATGATGAACCGTGCGAGTATTTCCAAGAAGAAACCGACCCGGAGGAACCGGGAAACAATAAAGATTAAAAACTATGAGCGAAAAAAAACAAAATGTTATGCCGATTCCTACAAAGGAAAAGTTTGCATTATCGAAAGTGAAGTTGTTGAAAGATGGCGGGTTAGACGTACATTATGAAGTAACGGAAGTTGTCGGAAATGAGAGTTACACGAACAAATACCATGTATTGAGTGCAAAAGACATACACCCGGATTTGCGTAATTTGTTTAATGATTTGCGCCCGATTATGGGACGTGTATTCAACATAACGTCATTTAAAACCATGATGGCAACGCCGGAGTTTAAAGCAACAAAGAAACAAACAGATATTGCGGAAAGTTTCGCCGAGGAATGTTTGAATAATATCGAAGTAAGGGGCGTTTCTTTGTCCGGGCAGGATGATAACGTAGGCGTCGTTTTAACCGGATTGTTTACCATATCAAACAATCAGAAAACAGCAATCAATACCCCACGAATGAAATATAACATTGAAACGTTCGGTTTTGAGGAAGAGTTGGAAAACATTGTTTGCGATATTGAAAACGAGGTTTACGAATTTCTGTTTGAGGGCAAAAAGGCGCAAATGGATTTGTTCGGGGCTGATGGGGAACCCAACCCGTTAGTTTATGTAAATGATGCAGACAACGAAAATGAAAATGATATGTTCCCGGAAATGGCAGACCCGGCGGACGATACAGACAATATGTAATGGAGCCAATATTGTTGACCGAGCGTTGCGAATATGAATATTGCGTTGCACGTGGTTACGAACCGTTATTGGATATTCGTAATTTTCGGTTAGATATACGGTTGCGTGTTGAGTTACAACGGGAATTGTTCGGGAATTGCGTTTTAGGACGTGGCGACATTCCCGTTGCCAACCAACGGTTTTTCCGGTGGGTTTGGGAACATAAGCCGCACAGATGCGAGGAAACGTTGCGACCTTTGCACAATTTTTCGGCAACGTATTGTTCCCATATATTAACCCGTGGGGCATATCCGGAAATGGCGCATGACCCAAGGAATATTAATATACTTTGCTTTGAAATGCACAACCGTTGGGAGAATGGCGACCGTGAGAAAATGCGAATATATCCGGGCAACGTCCGGATTATTGAATTGCTTAAAAACGAATACAGAAGTTTGAAAATATGAGGACGAAAAAAAGAACACCCGATTACGGGGCAATTTCCCGCCGTTCAATCCAAAATGATTTTAAAAGGGTACAAAGGTACCCGGAAAGGGAGAAACGCCCGCAAATCGAAAATCCGCCCGAAATAAATGCAGAAAGACGGGTTTTGTTTGTTAGTGAAAATTCAGCATATTACCGATACCGTTCTTTTTTCGTCGGTAAATTGGTAAGACTAATAAAACAATCAAACGTCGGCGGTTGGATAGTTGGATTTGTTTACGACGACGACCGGAAAGCGATAAATCATGCCGCCGGATGGTCGGATATGAAAAAAGAATATTTGTTGGATGGCGTAAAATTTAAGTAGATGAAAATCAAAAAACAAACCGGATATAAAATTGTATTTTATACGTTCGTGGCGTTAACGGTTGCGTCATACATTTGGACGTTATGGAGTATTGGAAGTTGGATTTTTAAAGCTATATTTCTATGAGTGTAAACAAAGTTATTTTAATGGGTAACGTCGGAAAAGACCCGGAGTATAAAGATTTCGACAACGGCGGTTCGGTTGCGCAATTCACGTTGGCGACAACTGACAGAGCATTTAAAACGGCAAATGGTACAGAAGTACCGGAGCGCACCGAATGGCACAATATTGTTTTGCAAAATGGATTGGCAAAGGTTGCAAAAGAGTATGTAAAAAAGGGCGATAAACTTTATATTGAGGGGAAAATAAGAACCCGCAGTTATGAGGACAACAACGGCGTCAAAAGATACATTACAGAAGTTTACGGGTTTAATATGGAGATGTTGTCGCCAAAGAAAGACGGACAAACAACGCAGCAGGGAGGCGCACCAACACCGCCGCCGCCAATTCCCGACCCAAACAAAGATGATTTGCCATTTTGAGAATGAGGAACGAAATTAAAATTCAAATCCCGGAGGGTTCCCGGCTGATTGGGACACGGACAAAAGGGCGAACGGTTATTGTTTCTTTTGAATACAATAAGGAGGACGCAGCCGTTCCGGAGCCGGAACCGATACGACCAATTGGTTTTGCCCATTACAAGGAACCCGCCGGGAAAGATAAAAAATAAAGTTATGCAGTTTAATAGCAAAGAATATGACCCCGAAAAACACGACCGTTGGCGTGCGTTGACCGTCAAACAGCCATACGCAAATGATTTGGTAACGGCGGCATACAAAGACGAAAACGGCGTTGTTTACGGGCGAAAATCAATTGAAGTTAGAAGCAAAAAAACGTCATACCGTGGCGACGTTCTTATTTGTTCGTCGGCAAAACCGGTTTATCCCGGAATGGAAAGCGGCGTTACTTTGGGATTGGTTGAGTTGTACGACGTGAAGCCGATAAAAGAGTTTACGCCGGAGGATTGGGAAAACACCCGGATTCCAAAGGAAAAGAGGGCAAAAATAACAAAGGGTTTCGGATGGATGATGCGCAACCCAAGACGTGTTGTTGAAATGCCAATTAAGGGGCAATTGGGTATCTATAATCTTGTATATACCAAGGGCGAAATAATACAATACCCCCGGAAAATGGTAATTGACAAAAAGAGTTGGGAACAGATAAAAAAACAGATAGAGAAATGAAAACAATCGGATTCCATATTGGACGTATCGGGTTTTATTTGTATCTGCAAAGTTTGTGGAAGTATAAGCAATTTTATTTGACGCCCGGAGTTATGGTTGAGGGCGTAAAAGGACATGACGTTTATTTAGATATTGAAATTAAATTGCTTTGTTTTTCCGTTGGTTTCCGGCTGATATGGATAAAAATCAAAAGAAATTATTACATTTGTAATGTAAAATACTAAAAACGTGAGCGATGGAAGAAGTTACAAAAATATTGCCGTTCAATGAGGCGGCAAAGTTACAAACAGAGGCAGGAAATTACGATTGCCGGATTACTGATTTGGCGGTTGTTGGCGGAGGCAATGCGAGAATATCAGTTGCCGGAACTGACGAAAATCTGAAAACACTATTCGACAACGTGAAAATCCCTTTGGATAATGAGAACCAAGAAACCACAACCGTATGACCCGCAAAAGCAATACAACCCCGGCGAACGTTCAATTTACCGGGGTATGGTTATAGTTGCCGAAAGATGGACGAAAATAAAAGAAGAAATGGCAAATCAGCCCGGCAATATATATCCGAAATGGCGTTGCAGTTTATGCGTAATTGATGGTAAAGATTGTTCAAAGTTTTGCGACGAGTACGGTCGTACAGACAAAAAAAGAATTTATTTCAAAAAAATGTATGGATTAAAAACATTACTTTATAATAAACAACAGAACGATGAAAAAGATATTTCAATTAATAGTATCAATCCCGCACGATAAATTATTGCATATTATAGCGGGAATGATTGTTGTAATGTTGGTTTTGCGTTTGGTTTCATTTATCGGGATTCCGGGAATGATTGCACGTATTATCGCATTGATAGCAGTAATTTTAACCGGGGTATTGCGTGAGGTTTACAACAAAAAACACGGAGGCGTATTTGATAAAAAAGATTTGTACGCCACAATTTCCGGAGGACTGATTGTTTTATTATTAACCGTTTATTAATTGGATATGGAAAAAAGAAGTTTTATTCCGTTTGATGCGGAAACGTTTTTGATGATTGAAGATGTAACGGGAACAGAACCGGAAGTTACAGTGAAAGAAAATTACTTTGAACTTAAAATGTACGCCCCGGACAAAGAGGAAAGAATAATTGAAGCTGCAATATATGCAGTTCAAGGCAGATACGGGAAAAGAATAAAAGACGTAAGGACGATTAAAGAACAAAACCTTTTGCGTGGTGCAATATTCTTTGTTGAATACGAAAAAGGGGCGGGAAATTTGCCAAATGAGTTGCGCACAAATGTAGGTATGCCGGACGAAACCGCCGGGGATATTTATTGCCGCCGATTGTTAGAAATTCGTGCATTACTCGTAAAGCGTGATAATTTGGAAAAATTGCAGATTTTTACCGGAGGCGGAACAATGCAGATTCCGAGAACGCCCGGCGGTTTGGCGGTTTATTCATTCCCGACCGAAAACGGCGTAATGTTGGACGTACCGGAGGGAAATTTTATTGTATTGACACCGGACGGAAAATTTGGCAAAATGGATATGCAAATGTTTATGGCTAATTTTGAAGAAAAAGACGCCAATACCGCCGGATTGAACTTTGACGAAAAGCGATTGTTTGAAAAGATGAATAAACTTTTCGGCAGGAACATAGAAAAGAGATTGGGAAAATTAGCCGAGGAATACAACGAATTGTTTGAAGCGTTTGAAAGATATTTAAGCAGGGAAAAAACGCAAAGAGAAATAAACGAAATTAATCCCGGAACGCATGATATTATCGACGAATTGGCGGATGTAAACGTTGTTTTATTCCATATTGCGGCATTATTAGGGTATAGCCAAAAGGAATTGCAGGAAATGGCATATACTAAAATTGCAGGACGTGAGAAAAACCCGGAATTTATGCGCAAACACCCACACAACAAACCGGAAAGCCCGGTTTGCGGTAATATGCAGCAGGAAACCGCCGAATAATACAAACATTTTGAGAACCGTTTTAACAAAAGACTATGACAAACGAAGAAAAAGAAGAATTAAGAAAAAAAGCGTTGTTTCTTACAAATACGGCGTATCTTTTGGCGGACATGGCACATACATGCGTTTTTTACGCTGATGATAAATTAAACCATTTAGGCAAATGCTTTGAAAAGGGCGAAAAAATGAGATTCAAAAAAGCCGCAAAGTTGACAAAAGAAGCATTTAAAGCCGTCAAGGAAATAACGGAACCATTGTATAATATTACCGACGTTGATAATGCGTGTATTGATAGCGATTATCTTTTGGAAGTTATTCAGTTGGTAATAAACAGAACCGACGAAACCGAGGAAAGCAAAACGGCGATGTTGGAATACATAAAGAAGTTACCACAAATTGAACATATAGAAGTTTAAGCGTATGAAAAAAGATTTTAAACAAGAACTAACCGAACTTATTAATAAGCACGGTTTAGAAAAGGAAATGAGAGATACCCCGGATTTTATTTTGGCACAAGTTTGTATTGATGCAATGGCGGTATTTACGGAAGCAATCGCCCGCCGTGACGAATGGAACGGATTCAGAAAGGCAGACGAAAAGAGTTCGCAGGATGCAAAACACAATTACCCGGATGATTGCGATATTTGCAAAGACCGTTTTAAATGTGTTGACTTTATGAGAACGCAACCAATTGCAAATCTGATTCAGCGTTTCAAGACGACAACGGACAAAGAGGAAAAAACAGCAATCGCCGGATTGCTAAAACAGATAAACGCCGATGCGTCGGGAAAGCCTCAAAATGATATACCGGAAGAAGTAAAAGAAGTTGCCGGAAAGTTGGCAAAGGCTTTTGGCGCACGTGTTGAGATACACCGTATTGAGATACCGGAAAAGAAACGTAAGTTTAGAAAGAAACCAAGAAAGGAGCAAGGCAATGAAACCCGTTGAATTTCCCGGCGTTAATGTAGTCTTTGCAAAAGACCAACCGGAATACATGCCGTTACCTGCAATGAAAATCCCCAATGACCCGCAGGGGCTTATAATTACCAAATGGCAGTTATCCCCGGAAGAATTGGAGAGAGTAAAAGAAACCGGAACAATACATTTGTCAATGCTGACGTTTAACCAACCATTGCAACCCGTATTGTTAACCGTAGATTTACCAACAGAAAAATAAAAAGTCATGGATAAAGAAACATACATAAAAAGGATTGCAGAATTAAACCATATAAGGGAAAAGGCTTTGGAGTATAACGACAAGGAAAAAGAGAAAGCGAATGAAAGTTATATGAAAGAGAATTTCCCGTTCAAAAATGGCGATTGTATCAGAATAGGAAATGAAACCGGAACAATAGTAAATGTACAGCCACAAAGCGACGGTAAATTTTTTATTGAATGGGTAAAAAACAAAAAAGACGGTACACCGTACAAAAGAATTAGTTTAATGAACTCAATCGAAGTTGAGGAAATAGAAAAGGCATAAAAAACGCCCCGGAATTATAACCGGGGCTTTGCCGTTTAGGTACAGGAACGAAAGAAAGCCAAAATTAGCCCCGTAGGGCGACGAAAATACAAAAGACAATAAAAGTATCAAGGAACAAACGAAACCCGCTTAAAACGAAAATTCCCCGAAAACAACAAGCAAAGGGAAAGCGACGTTTGAGAGGAAAGCAAAGTAAAAGGTTTTGCTGTTATAAAAAGGTTTGAAAAATGGAAGCGAGTAAAAGACAAAGGGGCGGACGCCCGAAAATGTGCAAACGAACAAAAGACCAAAGGGAGTTTGATTTGGCTTTTTGTTCAAATCTGTTTTTACGTGGTTACACGTATAGGGAGATTTCGGAAAGACTGAATGAGGAAAACGCCCGGCGTGGCGTCGGTTATACCATAACAAAACAAATGGTATATTGGGATATGCAACAATTGCTAATAGAGTGGAAGCGTGAGCGCATGGAAAATATAGACGATTACGTTACGCAGGAATTGCGAAAGTTGGATAAAATGGAGGTTGAATTGTGGGAGGCGTGGGAACATTCCAAGACCGGGAAAACGAGAGAGAAAAACAGACAGAACGCAAAGCCCCGTAAAGTTTTGGAGGATGGCGATAACCCGGAATATTACGGGTATGAGGAAACCACAACGGAAACGTCCGCCGGGAACCCCCGGTTTTTGGATTTGCTTTTGAATGTGCAGCAACGCCGGGCAAAGATGTTGGGATTTGATGCACCAATTAAAGTTGAGATTCCGGGAATAGAAAAAAGCATAAACGGCGATGCACCGCAATACGATGTATCAGCAATCCCGGAGGATTTATTGTTTGCGGTTGCTGATAAACTACAAACAGCAGAATATAAAAAACAATTAGCAGAGAAAGGAGTAATTGACGATGGCACGAACAACAAAGAATAATATCAAGAAAAAAGACGAACCGAAACCCGTACACACGTGCGGCGAATGTGGTTGGGGTAAATTCTATTATGAACATTCAAATTTAGATATGGCCGGGACCCCGATTTGTTTAAAATGCCCGTTTGTCGAAAATCACAGTATGATACGTTCGGAAAAAGCGTGCGACAAATGGAAAATGAAACATTAAATTGGTCGTTTTTTAAGATTTCCGGTTTTTAAGTCAGAAAAAATACGGGGGTAAGACAAAAATATATGGTATATTTTTAAGAATTAAACAAAATGGATAAAGAACAATTACTTAAAATGTACGCCGCACTAAAAAACAATCCCGGGGAATTAGTAAAAGCGGCGTCACGCAATAGGCTGATAAACTTTGCCCGGTATATGCAGCCGGATTTGGCTTTGGAACCTTTTCACGTCGTTTATTACACGTTGTTAGATATGTTTGCGCACGGATTAATACGAAAAATGATTGTGCAAATGCCGCCACAACATGGGAAAAGCGAGGGTTCAAGCCGGAAAACACCCGCTTTTATGTTAGGTTTAGACCCGGACAAAAAGATTTGTATCGGGTCGTATGCGGCAACCATTGCGAGAGATTTTAACCGGGACGTCCAAAGAATAATTGATACCCCAAGATACCGGGAATTGTTCCCGGAAACGTATTTGAACGGTTCCAACGTCGTAACAATGGCTAATACGTATTTACGAAATTCTGACGTCATAGAAATGGTTGGGCATAAGGGGTCGTTGCGTGTTGTCGGTCGTGGCGGTTCGTTGACGTCAAAAACGGTTGATGTTTCGATATTGGACGACGTTTACAAAGATTATGCCGAGGGTAACAGCCCGATTGTACGTAATGCGGCGTGGAAATGGTACACGACCGTTGTACGTACCCGTTTGCATAATGATTCCCAAGAATTAATTGTGTTTACCCGTTGGCATGATGATGATTTGATTGGGCGTATTGAAAAAAGCGGGGAAACCGTAATTGACATTAAAAGTTGGGATGATGTAAAAGACATTCCGGCGGGCGCATGGGTACGAATAAATTTTGAGGGACTGAAAACCGGGGAACCAACAGAGATTGACCCACGGGAACCGGGGGCGGCGTTATGGGATAGACGACACAGCCGGGCAAAATTGGAGGGACAAAGAGCGTTAGACCCCGTACAATTTCAATGTTTGTATCAAGGTAACCCCGGAAACGCAGAGGGTAAATTGTACCGGAACCCGTTCCGAACATACGTTGACAAATCCGAATGGGGGACGTATGTACGTAGCGGAAATTATACCGACGTTGCCGACGAGGGCGACGACTTTACATTTTCGGCATGTTATGACATTTACAAATCCGGTAATGAGGCGTGGAACGAACAAAAGAAACGGTTTGAACCGATTTTGTATGCGCTAATTACTGACATGGTATTTACGCAGGAAAACACGGAAATAACAGCCGTTACCGTCCCGGATATGATAAACAGATGCGGAACGCAAAAAGCATGGATTGAAAGTAACAACGGCGGTTCCGGCTTTGAAAAGGTTATAAGGAAAAAGATAAAAGCAGTAACAGAACCATTTTATCAAGGGGCAAACAAGGAAAGCCGTATTATAACAAATTCAGCGATGGTAAATGCACAAATAATAATGCCGATTGGATGGGAACAACGTTTTCCAAAAATACATGAACATTTGACCGGGTTTTTGCGTGATTTTCCTGCAAATGCCCATGACGACCCGGAGGACGGTTTAACCGGAATTTATGAAAAGGAATTGGCAGACGGTAATATTAAGCCATACAACGCCGCATGTAAGGGTATTACACGCCGTAACTAACAATAAGTTCCATATACGCAAGAAATTAACCGGAAAATATTATAACTTTGCAAAAAGAAAGGGGCAAAGGGATAGCCCCGGAGATTATAAATTTAGTTTTAACGTTAAAAATTTAAAGAGTATGGCGATTTGTAAATGCCCGGCAGCCGCAGCGTTGCCAAACATTCCAAACTTTACGTGTGCCGAGAGTTTCGGACAGATTCAGAAAGTAGCGTTTCAGAGATTGCACAAAAGCACCGGAGAAAAAAATTCATTTACCACGACGACGGGTATTACAAAAAAAGCGTCATGGACGCCGTTGTTATCGGCAGATGACGACACAAAGATTGTTGTTTCCCCGTACATTCAAGCACCAACAGCAGAAGCGGGCGCACCCCGTACATTTGGAGGCGGAAACGAAACGTTGGGAGGTATTGAGGAAAATATCGGACGTGAGCCAACCCCATTTACGGCGGTTATGCGTAAAATGCCGCAATCACTGATTAAAGCATTGAAAAAATTGCAGTGTGAAAGCGATTCACAAAATTTGGGGGTTTATTTGTTTGATGAAAACGGCGCAATTGGTGCATTGCAAGACCCGACAACAGCAACAACGCATTATCCTATCCCAATTCGTTCTTTGTTTATCGGGGATAAAACTTTGGGAGGATTTGAGGCACCCGATAGCAATGCAATACAATGGTCGTTTTTGCCTAATTGGTCGGATGATTTGGCTATTATTGTACCGGAAGATTTTAACCCGCTAACAGACTTGAAAAATGCAGCAGGGTAAACAAACAATAGTGACGTTGGAAAATGAAACATTGAAAACGACACGAGATTTTGAAGTTAGCCACGCCGAAAGACTTTTAAAAATGCCAAATAACGGCGGTTGGAAATTACCGGAAAATAGTAAATTTGATTTTAGTTTAGAACATGGGCTTAGATATAAGAGAAATAAAAAAGCAGATAGCGGAGCCACGGAAAAAGACGGCGATTAGTAGGGCGGTTTACCACCAAAACCGCATACGTTTTCACGCCCAAACCGTGTTGACGCCGTATATTATGCAGCCGTTAAATGATTTCTTTGCTTTTGTTTCTAATATATTGCCCGCCGACAAAGTGAGGCTATTTAAAACAATGTTCCGTTACCCCGTTAAAACAAACGAGGTGACGGACGTTTGTTTTGCTAAATTGAGCCGTATTTTCGATGGTAGAAACCCGGCGTTCAATTATCAGTTTATGAACAGCGAACAACGGGACGATTGGGAGTATTACCGACAAAGCGTTTTAGGGGAGCCGCAAATTTGGGCAACAAAAGGATGGGAGTATTTCAAAACCGAAATAAACAGCGTTTTAGTTGTTGATTTGCCCCAAGAACAAGCCCCCGGCGATAAATACCCGGCACCGTATTTCTATTGGTTGCCAATAGAAAGTATTATTACTTTCGATACGGATAAAACAACGGGCGTTATGCGTTGGATTATATTCAAGCAGGACGACAACCGTATTGCAGTAATAGACGATGAAAGATATAGGGTTTTCAGAGAGGAAAAAGGAAACGTTGGGGAATTGCTGATTGACAGCCCGCACGATTTGGGATATTGCCCCGCCCGTTTCTTTTGGAACGAACCGTTAAGCCTAAAGGAACCCGATGTTAAGGCGTCGCCATTGACAAAGGAGTTGGAAAGTTTGGATTGGTTTCTGTTTTACCATATATCGAAACGGATTTTGGATATTTACGGGTCGTACCCTATTTATTCCGGGTATGAGCAAAATTGCGATTACTCAAACGCAGAAAACGGCGACCATTGCGACGGCGGTTTTATTAAAGACAAAGCCGGAAATTACAAATTCGACCAAGCCGGATTATTGGTACCATGCCCGAAATGTGGCGACAAAAGAATTGCCGGAGCCGGAACGTACATTGAAATACCCGTACCGGATGGCGATAAACAGCCGGATTTGCGAAACCCTATTCAGATGTTGACCGTTGACCGTGATAGTTTGGACTTTAATGTTTCCGAGGAAACACGTTTAAAAACAAACATAATTACGGCGGTCGTTGGAACGAATGAGGAAATAACGACACGGGACGCATTGAACGAACAGCAGATACAAGCCAATTTTGAAAGCCAAAGCACGGTATTAAATCGGGTTAAAAAAGGGTTTGAAGAAGCACAACAATTTGTTGATGAAACAATATGCCGTTTGAGATACGGAAATATGTTTATATCGGCAAAAATAAATTTGGGAACGGAATTTTATTTGTACGACCCCAATAAATTACGGGAACGTTACAAGTTAGCAAAGGACAACGGAGCAAGCGAGGCAGAATTGGACGCATTGCAAAACCAAATAATCGAAACGGAATACAGACACGACCCCACACAATTACAACGTATGTTGGTATTGTCAGAATTGGAGCCGTACAAGCATTTAAGCCGTGCCGAGGTTATGGATTTATACGGGAAAAATCTAATTTCCGAAAACGAATTGCGTATTAAACTGAATTTCGCTAATTTTGTTCGCAGATTTGAGCGAGAAAATACTAATATATTGGAGTTTGGTAGTCAAATACCATTCGACAAAAAAATTGAAGTAATAACCAATAAATTTAATGAGTATGCGAGTGAAAACAGAAACAGAGGGTAGAACAAAGGACGTCGGATTGTTGGACGTTACCCCGGAAAATTTCATTGTCCCAAAAGGGGAAGAAAGTTTTTATCATTGCCGAATTGAGGTTGTAAAATTCCACGGCGAAACCGGAGAAAGATTGTCAAAACCACGTATTCAAGTGTTCGGAAAGAAATTCTTTGAAACCTTTGGTTTGCACAATTTGAGAAAGCAGGGTTACAAAGTTGATATTTTGCATGACCCGTACGTTTGGGAGGCTGCAAACAAAGAAAAGATTGAAGCCAATAAACGTGCCAAAGCAGAAGCCGCAGCACAAGCAGCAGCAGAGGCAAAAGCGGTGGAACGTGAGCAGATGAAAGCGGAAATTATTGCAGAACTGAAAGCCGCCGGAGTTATCCCGGAAGAAACAAAGAAATCCGGAAGAAAGCCGAAAACCGAAAAGACAGAAGAAACGGCAACCGAAAGCCCGGAAAATAACGAGAACGTTTAACCATAAATATTACGAATATGGCACAGATTGCACAGCAGGACAATTTGGTTATTGAAGTAACCACAACCGCCGCAGCATTGGACGACGACACAAAAGCAAAATTGATTGCATGTATTGAGGGCGGCACAATTGCCGACGTCGTGTTGGTAACAAAAGAGGTTGAAAAGAAAATCAGCCATGCAAAGATTGTTAGTTGGTTGGTTGATACAACCGGAAATTCGCCAAAATACACAATTTACATTGTAAACGCAAATAGTGCGTCAATTGAAACAATTGCACTTAATTAATTCAGAAAGGGTAAAGAATTATGTTAACGAGAGAAATTTTAGTTGCAAATGCGGCTTTGTCGGGATTGACTGACGAACAGATTACAGCGATTACAACATTATCGCAGAATGACGAAAACAGCGTCATTGCAAAGAAAACGAGCGAAATTTACGGGGCTTTGGATGCGGATATTTTGACGGCGTCCGGTATCGCCAAAAATAGCACTGAAAAGACTTATGATTTCGCAAAACGTGTTATTGGGGAGTTCAAAACAAAAGCAGAAAGCGCAAACGGGTTACAATCGCAGATTGATACGTTGACAAAAGAAAAGGCACGTTTGGAAAAAGCGATTGCGGACGGTTCGGCAGATGCGGAAACGGTAAAAGCATTGAAGCAAGCAAAAGCGGATTTGGCAAACGTTACCACACAATATACAGAGTTGAACACGAAGTTTGAGCAAATGAAAACCGAACACGAAAAAGAAATGTTTGGCGTAAAGATTGACAACGAATTGCAGACAGCCGCCGCCGGGCTTACATTCAAAACCGGATTGCCGGAGAGTGTAACAAAGGTAATTTTGGCACAAGCAAACGAAAAAGTCAAAGGAATGAACCCGGAATACATAGACGACGGAAAAGGCGGAAATATTTTGGCGTTTAAGGATGCAAGCGGCGCAATTATGAGAAACCCAAACAATCAGTTAAACCCATTTACCCCCGGCGAGTTACTGACAAAAGAGTTGGAAACAATGGGAGTTTTGGAGCCTAAAAGACAACAGCCCGGAGGCGGAACGGAATCGCCAAAACGTCAGCCCGGAGGCGGTTCAATTACCGTTGATGCAAGCGGAGCCAAAACAAGAACAGAGGCATACGATGTTCTTGCAAATTCTTTGATGCAGCAGGGTTTAACAATCGGTTCAAAGGCTTTTGATGATGCAATGAAACAAGCATGGCAAGACAATAACATTAGTCAGTTACCGGAAAAATAACACGGGAAAGGGAACCCCGGATTTAATAACAATTTAAAAATTAATTAATTATGAGTTTAATTGCAACAAGATTACAGAATTGGCGAGTTGAAAACCCGGAGTTAGACCGCAATATGACCCGCCCGTGTGAGTATGGCGCATTGGATTTCTTTATTGAACAGACCAACGCCGCAAATTCTATTTTGTCCCCAACATTGCGTGACCGTGCGTTTGCCTCAATTGGTAATACGGTACAAATCCCGGTTATCAATTACGACGGCGACGTTACCGTTGGCAACGTTCGTTCGTGTGTTATCCCGGACGATGAAAACACGTCAACACTTTACACGGTTGTTTGGGCGACATATTCAATTGGTTTTACTATGGTTCCGGCGTTGTACATGAACAACGAAATTTCGTATGAACACGATTTTAACCGCAAAATGGAAAAGAATTGCCGTGCGTTGGCTGATGCGTTAGACAAAGCAGCCGTTGCCGCATTGGAAGCCGGAAAGACCCACATTTTGAAAGACAATTTGAATTACAATTTCGCTGCAAACGTTATCGAAGTTCCAACACAGATGGCAACCGAAATTATGGGCGATATTGACCCGATTATGCGTGCAAATTGCTATCCACGTATGGCGCACGTTATCGGTAACGCCGGGGTTGATAGTCTGATTAGAAAATTGGCACAGCACGGTATTTATAACGACGTTAACAAGCGCATGGAATACGACAACAAAGTTTTCCATTACACAAACAACGTTGTCAACGAAGTAGGCAAAAACGGTACATTCTTTGCAGTTGAGGACGGAAACGTTGGCGTGTTAACACGTGTTGACCGTGAGGCATTGCGCCGCACACGTGCCAATTTCCACGAATGGGACGTTGTACGTTTGCCGTACATTGATTTGCCCGTTGGTTCGCATTATTACACAGCAGTAGGCGACCAATCACAGATTGCGGGCGCAGCGAGTGCGGACATGACATGTAACGTTAAGGAATATTTCGGATTCAGTGTTGACGTTGCGTTTATTATCGCATACAACAGCGACTTGACAACCGTTGCAAATCCGATT